GCGCCACCACCCGGGATCACCCCAGGCATTCCCGGCGCCACGTTCGCCCCCTGCATCCCCCGCGCCCGGGGGTCCACCGCCGACGGCGTTCCGGGCCGCACCAGCGCTTTGTCAGCATTCAGCAAATCCCGCAGGGTTTTGTCCGCCCCAAACTGCCGCCGAAAATCCGCCAACTCCTCCGCCGTCACCACCGCACGCCCGTTCACCACCGGCCTGTCGGGCCTCGGACCCGTGTACCGCGTGGCGTACATCGCAGCAGCGTCATCGTTCATCAAAGCGTTCGGCATACTCGTACTCCTTCGCCTGCGGCGCAAACCCAGCGGTCGCAATACCGCCTTCCTGAGCCGGCGCGGCTATCTTACCAGCGGGGCGCGGCTCTACCTCCACCGCATCATCCACCTCCACCGCCAGCCCACGCTGCAACCGCCCGTTCGCGGCCTCCAGCGCCGCCACCACACTGATCTGAGTATTCACGTCCACCTGCACATTCGTTTTCGCTACCCAATCGTGCCGGTGACGGAGAAACTCCAGCGCCGCCTTACTATCCCCAGCCTGCGCAGCATCGAATACCACGCGGGACATTTCCATCTCGCTGTCGGCGCGGCCCTTCATTTCCGCCACATCGGCTATCGGGTCCATTATCTTCAGGCGCGCAAACTCAGCCGGCAGCATACCTGCCGCCAGTGCAAGAGATTCTCCGCGCAAACCCAAGCGAGCGGCATCGTATATGCGCTCCAGCATTTCGGGCGTGGCTTTTAGCTCGCGGGCGCGGACTGGAAGATCGCGGAACATCCGCGAAGTGTAGTGCAAAAAAAATTTCGTGCGGGGGCTCCACACACTTTCACACCTTGCGCGGGCCCCGGCCGGGGGGTCTCTGCCGCGCCCTCCCCCTCCCCGCCTGGTCGTCAGCACACTGACGATGCGCATGCACCCGGCCTGGCC